AACATTCCACTTATAGTCACAAATCATACCTATGATGTCATTGGTTCCTATGTCCCTACTAAAGAAATGGGAGGAGGCTCTGGTCTCAAATATGCCGCGTCTACGATCATTTATCTTTCAAAGAAAAAAGAAAAGGATAAGACGGAAGTTGTTGGTAACCTTATTAAAGCTAAGACGGCAAAAAGTCGCTTAAGTAAAGAGAATAAGCAAGTTGAAATACGTTTATTCTTTGATGATCGTGGTCTTGACCGTTACTATGGTCTATTGGAACTCGGTGAGATTGGAGGACTCTGGAAGAATGTTGCAGGAAGATACGAAATTGCTGGTAAAAAGTTATATGCAAAACAGATTCTTGCCGAACCAGAAGTCTATTTTAATGATGAGGTAATGCAAGCACTTGATGAGATAGCACAGAAAGAGTTTAGTTATGGTTCATGAACAATATAAAAATATTAAAGAAGGGAGTTGATGTTTCTAAAGTAAAGCAACAACTTGAACAGTACTCTGATGATTGGTTTATTCAAAGAAAGGGTGCTGATAGTTTATTGGAACGTGGGTATGCTGATATAGAGGTTGGTAATTTGCAACTTATAATGGGAGCAGTTGCAAAGAAAGAAGATTTTGTAGGAGATTCTGAATTGAGTAGACCTACTCCAGCATATGAAAGACATACAGAAATATTAAAGATTATAAAAGATGAATTTCCTGATAGGGAGGTTCATAGATGTGGTTTCCTTTCACTTCCTATTGATGGATATGTTGGTGCTCATATAGATGAGGGAACATATTATCTTACAAGAGATAGATACCATCTTTCTATTGCAGGACAGTATCAATATTTTGTTGGAAATGAAACTGTTATAGTTGACCCAGGTACACTTTTCTGGTTTAATAATAAGATGCCACACGGTGCTGTGAATCTTGGTGAAGAGACCAGGATAACTTTCGTTTTTGATTTACCTCATGGAAACAGTTGAATTTCTGGTATTAAAAAACTTACTTCATAATGAGGAGTATGTCCGTAAGGTCATTCCTTTTGTGAAGGCAGATTACTTTGAGGATAGAACTCAAAGAATTGTATTTGAAGAGATAATTAAATTTGTAGAAGATTATAATAAACCAGTAACTAAAGAAATACTTTGTATTGAGGCAGAGAAGAGACAAGATATTACAGATGATTCTTTCAAAGAGATCAGAAATTTAATTGGTAACTTAGATGATCAACCATCAGAATTTGATTGGTTGGTTAACACAACAGAGAAATGGTGTAGAGATCGTGCTATATATTTGGCATTGATGGAATCCATTCATATTGCTGATGGAAATGATGATAAGAAAAATAGGGATAGTATTCCTACAATTCTATCAGATGCATTGGGAGTTAGTTTTGATACTAATGTAGGACACGATTATTTAATTGACTATGAAAAAAGGTATGAATCGTACCACAGGAAGGAAGACAAGATCGAGTTTGATCTCGAATACTTTAACAAAATTACGAAAGGAGGTTTACCGAATAAGACTCTCAACATTGCTCTTGCTGGCACAGGGGTTGGAAAGTCTTTATTCATGTGTCATGTGGCAAGCTCAGCTTTGCTCCAGAACAAGAACGTCCTCTACATCACTCTCGAAATGGCAGAGGAAAAGATTGCGGAGAGGATCGATGCTAATTTACTTAATGTTCCAATACAAGATATAACAGATCTTCCTAAAGTAATGTTTGAGAGTAAGGTAACTAATCTTTCTCAGAAAACACAAGGAACATTAATTATAAAAGAGTATCCAACTGCTTCAGCACATTCAGGACATTTTAGAGCATTGCTTAATGAACTGGCATTGAAAAAATCATTTAGACCCGATATAATATTCATAGATTACCTTAATATATGTGCCTCATCTAGGTACAGAGCAAATAGCAATGTCAACTCTTATTCATACATCAAAGCAATCGCAGAAGAACTTAGGGGTCTCGCAGTTGAGGCGAACGTTCCGATTGTATCTGCCACTCAAACTACTCGTAGCGGGTACGGCAGTAGTGATGTGGACCTTACTGACACCTCTGAGTCTTTTGGACTCCCTGCTACTGCTGACCTTATGTTTGCCCTTATTTCTACAGAAGACTTGGAGGGTTTAAATCAAATAATGGTCAAGCAATTGAAGAATCGTTATAATGATCCTACTGTTTTCAAAAGGTTTGTTGTTGGTATTGATCGTGCCAAGATGAGATTGTATGATTGTGAGCAGAGTGCTCAAGAAGATATAGTTGACAGCGGACAAGATGAAGAGTATAATTTTAAGGAAAAGCCAAAGAAGTCTTTCAAAGATTTTAAATTTGATCAATCATGACATTAGAACAGTATAAAGAAGAACTTACACAAACTGCTAAAAAGTTGGTAAGGAAAGGAAAAGGTATTCTTGCTGCAGATGAATCCAATGGAACTTGTGGTAAACGATTAGAAGGAATTGGTGTAAAGAATAGTGAAAGCAATCGTAGAAAATATAGAACGATGCTTGCCACTACACCTGGTTTGGGTGAGTATATTAGTGGAGTAATTCTTTTTGATGAAACTCTTTATCAAAAAGCAAGTATCTATGGAGTCAAAGCAGCAGATGAGAGACTTATTATAGATCACTTTAGAGATCAGGGTATTATACCTGGTATTAAAGTTGATACTGGATTACGTCCTCTTATTGATACTTTACCAAATGCAAAACCAGGTGAACATTATTGTTCTGGTTTGGATGGATTACTTGAGAGAGCACAAGAGTATTATAAGCAAGGTGCAAGATTTGCTAAGTGGAGAGCAGTTCTTAAGATACACGGTGATGGAGATGATGATGGTCCTTCAGAACGTGCAGTTATAGAAAATGCAAGAGGACTTGCAAGATATGCTCGTATAGTTCAAGAAGCAGGACTTGTTCCTATTATTGAACCAGAAGTTCTACAGGATGGAAATCATACTCTTGGTCGTGCAAGAGTAGAACAGGAAAGAGTTTATAAAGCAGTCTTTGATGCTTGTCATGATGATGGTGTATTACTTGAAGGAGCACTATTAAAATGTGCAATGGCAACACCTGGTGCTGAGAATACAGTTGAAGCAGAGAGAACCCCTCAAAGAATAGCTGAGTCTACTGTGGGTGCATTAATGAGTTCTGTTCCCAAAGAACTTGGTGGTGTAGTATTCTTATCTGGTGGTCTTCCTGAAGAAGCAGCTAGTGTCTATCTTAATGAAATGCAGAAGATAGATCGTTCTGGAACATTTGAGAAGAGAAGAGAATGGAATCTATCATTCTCATATGGTCGTGCTTTACAACACTCTGCTCTTAAAGCATGGGGTGGTAAGAATATTAAAGCAGGTCAAGCAGCATTACTTGCTCGTGCTCAAGCAAACTCTGAAGCTACTAATTGTCAGTATGTTGCTGGATCTCAACCATCTTCTGATGAACATTTACATGTTGCAGGATACATTTACTAATTACTGGAGGAAAAAGGTATGACTGTAGATACTGAAAGGTATGTTGATTTTGTAAGAGAAGTGACGAGTAATGAGAGTGTTCATTATGCAGCACTTCTTACTCGTATGAATAATTTGGAGTTGGAGGATGATTGTAATATCCCTCCACTCATTACTGCTGCATTTGGTTTAACTGCTGAAGCAGGTGAGTTTACTGAAGTAGTAAAGAAAATTATCTTACAAGGTAAACCATATAATGAAGAGAATATCTTCCATATGAAGAGAGAACTAGGTGACATTTGTTGGTATCTTGCACAAGCATGTATGGCACTTGATACTAGTTTTGATGAGATTATGGAAATGAATGTAGATAAACTGAAAGCACGTTATCCTGGTGGTGAGTTTGATGTTCACAAATCAGAAAATCGTGCGGAGGGAGATCTATAAATAATCGTAGATAATGAGGTTGTAATGTTACACATGAGAGATCAATTAATTAGAGCAGTATCAGCACATGCTACTGGTGAAATCGAAAAGCATAAAGCTAATGTAGAAGTTTATCTTGAACATCCAGCAGGTATTGGAGAACACTCTGATATAACTGAAGCAATACAAATGGAATTAGATAAAATTTCACGTTATCATGATCAATTAGAGGTGATTAACCACTATTTCAAGAAGAGATGAAAACGTATGACAGCTTCTTTGAAGATATAGAACAAAGAAGAGCTGAGTTAGCACAAAGAAAGAAAGATCAGATGGCACAATTTAAGCAGAAAACTGCTCAAAGTGCCTCTGATATGGATCAATTGGTTGCGTCTAATAAAGAAAGAATTGCTAAGAATCAGGCAGAAGCTGATAGGAAGAAACAAGAAGCTATTCAGAAAAGAAAAGCAGCACAAGCAGCAAGAGATGAAGCAAAGGCGCAGAAAGAAAAAGATCAAGCAATGAAGGATGAAATTAAACAGGAATTAGCAAATGAAAGAGAAGAGAGACGTAAAGATATAGAGAAGAAACGCATGGAGAAGGAGAGAGCACAAGCAGAAAAGGAGTAGAGTATGGCTTATGATCGTAATGGAAATCCTATACCTAGATCTAGAGTTACAACTGAAGTTGGCTCAGAAATAATAGCTCAAGTTGCTTTAGCGTGGGCTATAAAGCATAATAAAGCTTTGACTGTTGCTGATTGTATTGAAGTTAGGAAAGATAATAGAGGAAGACCACTTAGAACAAATAAGAATGGGAGTCCAAGCACTGAT